CACTCCTTACATTAAAAAGGATGGACAGTTAAGTAAGCGAGGACTTACTGATGATGAGTATAATACTATACTTGAATCAAATAACCACGAACCTTTTATGCGTAAAAAATTAGTTGAGTTTAATCTAGGTAGTAGAAAACAAATAGGAGAATATCTTATTGACTTTGGTTGGAAACCTGAAAGGTTTACTCCTACAGGACAACCTATTGTAGATGAGGCTACTCTTAAGAAGATAACACATATTAAAGAAGCTAAACTTATTGCTGATTATTTATTATATCAAAAGCGTATAGCTCAAGTATCATCTTGGATTGATGAACTTAAAGATGATAGAGTTCATGGTAGAGTTATACCTAACGGAACTATTACAGGGAGAATGACACATAGAGGTCCTAACATGGCACAAGTTCCTAACTTACATAGTCCTTATGGTAAAGAATGTAGGTCTTGTTGGACTGTGCCAGAAGGATATAAACTTGTAGGAATAGATGCTAGTGGATTAGAGTTAAGAATGTTAGCACATTATATGAATGATGTTGATTACATTGAAGAAGTTATTAACGGAGATATACATTCAACCAATCAACAGTTAGCAGGATTAAAAACTCGTGACCAAGCAAAGACATTTATATATGCTTTAGTCTATGGTGCAGGAGATGCAAAGATAGGAAGTATTATTAATGGAGATATTAAAAAAGGTAAACTTTTAAAACAAAGATTCTTTGCTAATCTACCTGCTCTTAAGAAGTTAAGAGATAGAGTTCAACAAGCTGCTAATAGAGGTTTCTTAAAAGGTATAGATGGTAGAAAGATATATGTTAGAAGTCCTCATGCTGCACTTAATACTTTATTACAAGGTAGTGGTGCTATTGTTATGAAACAGGCTATGATAAACTTATATCAATTAATAAAACTGAATACTCTTGATGCTTGTTTTGTTGCTAACATCCATGATGAATGGCAACTACAAGTAAAGGAATCTCAAGCAGATGCTGTAGGTAGAATGGGCGTTGAGAGTATTGAAAAGGTGACAGAGCAATTTAATATGCGATGTAATTTAACAGGCGAATATAAAATAGGAGGTAATTGGAGTGAAACCCACTAAAGAAGATAGAAAAAAGTTTGACATAGATTTAGAGTATGGTCAAATAAGAGAAGATAAAATAGCAGAAATGTTTACAGATAAAAAGATAGAAGTAAAATCTGAACGAGGTATGTGGATGAAGACAGGAAACATATGTATTGAATATGAATCATATGGTAAACCATCTGGTATTATTACAACTGAAGCAGACTTTTGGTTTCATAATCTTTGTATTGATGATGACATATTCTGCACCTTTATATTTGATGTGCCAAAACTAAAACAACTTATAGATAAATTAGATTTTAAGAAGTCTGTAAGTGGTGGCGACCATAAAGCAAGTAGAATGTGGTTAGTAAATATTAAAAAATTATTTTCATCTGATGTATTTAAAACATTTAAGGACTTAAAAGATGACTAAAGGTATTGACAAAACTGAATTAGATAAGTATAATAAGTTTACATCCGAATCAGGACATTGGTATTCTCTTGAGGGAGAACCTATGTACACTATCATAGGTGCTAATGGTAAAGAAAGAAACACTACATTAAGAGATGCTAAAAGTTTAGGACTTGTTCCTTCTGTCACTACTATTCTTGGTATGGTTGCAAAACCTGCACTAGAGAATTGGAAGATAACTCAAGCTATTAAATCTGCAGCAACACTAGACATAGGAGATGAAGAGTCTATGGATTCTTTTGTGTATAGATGTAAGTCTGATGCAAAACAGATAGGTTCTAAAGCTGCGACAGAGGGAACTAAAATCCATGCTATGATTGAAAAAGGTTTTCTTGGTAGAGGTAAATCTAAAACTTATAAGATTATACAGGCATGGTTAGATGAAAATTTCCCTAATGAAGAATGGATAGCAGAAGATTCTTTCTGTGCTAATCAAGGATATGGTGGTAAGATAGACTTGTATTCCAAGTCAGGAATATTTGTGGACTTTAAAACTAAAGATAACCTTGAGGGTAAAGAACCTAGTAAGTTAGTATATGATGAACATGGTATGCAACTATCTGCTTATGCTCAAGGTTGTAATATAACTGACCCTGAAAGAGTATCTATCTTTGTTGATAGAGCAGATACAAGTATAGTTCTTTGTCATATCTGGGATAAAGAATCACATGAGAAACATAAAGAAATGTTTAATAGTATATTAAAGTATTGGCAACTGGTAAAAAATTATGAATGGCAAGAAGTCTAAAAGATTAAGAAGACAATCAGAAACTTTATTAATTGAATGGTTAAGAACTATGATACCAGAGGGAGAAGATACTTCTAAAATTAATAAGAAAAATTTACATGAATTTTTACCAGAACAAACTCATATTTTTGCTAACAATAAATTTATGTTAAGTGCTTATAGTTTAAGATGGTTTTATAAATTAATAAAAAGAAATCCTAATTTAAAAATAAAGGATTTGAATGCCTAAAAGAATACCAAGAAAACCTAGACCTAAAAAGGTTAATGTTCCTAAAGGTTATGATAGTAAATGGGAATATGATATACATCAATCTATTTTAAAAAAGTGGAAACATCACAATGAACAAATAGATTATGTTGTTGAACATAAATATGAACCAGACTTTATAAAAGTTATTAATGGACAAACAATATTACTAGAAGCTAAAGGTAGGTTTTGGGATTACGCTGAATACAGTAAATATATTTGGATAAGAGAAGCTTTAACAGAACAGGTAGGAGAATTTGAATTAGTATTTTTATTTCAAAAGCCTTATGCTCCTATGCCACAAGCTAAAAAAAGAAAGGATGGAACTAAAAGAACTCATGCTGAATGGGCAGAAACAAATAATTTTAAATGGTATAGTGAAGAAACATTACCGGAGAAATGGAAATAATGAAAAAAAGAATTAATTATAAATTTAAAGAAAAAGAAATTTTAGAAATAATAAAAACATATATTGATACAACTTATACTCAACATTATGGTAAAGGTAAGTATCAAGCTACTGACATGATAATAGATGCAGGACATGGAGAAAGTTTTTGTATTGGTAATATTATGAAATATGCTATGAGGTGTGGTAAAAAAGAAAACAATTCTACTCAAGCAGAGTTGTATAAAATAATACACTATGCAATCATAGCTTTATATTTGGAGATTTGGCATGATGATTGAAGATAAGATAGGACCTAAAGATTATTTAGGTATAACAATAGACTATAATAAAGAAAAAAACTTTGATAAGTTTAGTTTAGATACATTAAAGGATAGATATTTTTGGGAAGGAGAAACTCACGCACAAGAAGCTTTTGCTAGAGCAGCAGTTTATGGTGCTACATTTAAAGGAGAAACAGATTATGAATTGGCTCAAAGACTTTATAACTACAGTTCCGATTGTTGGTTTATGTTTAGTACTCCTATACTTTCTAACGGGGGAACTACTCGTGGGCTACCTATCAGTTGTTTCCTTAATTATGTACCTGATAGTAGGTCTGGTTTATCTGCTCACTATGATGAGAACATATGGTTGGCGAGTTCGGGTGGAGGCATCGGTGGATATTGGGGAGATGTTCGTAGTAATGGTATACCTACTACTCATGGCTCTCGTTCTACTGGTTCAATTCCATTCATGCATGTAGTAGATTCTCAAATGTTAGCCTTTAATCAAGGCACTACAAGAAGAGGAAGTTATGCTGCATATTTAGATGTAAGTCATCCAGAGATTGAAGAGTTTATTAATATGCGTAAGGAATCTGGTGGAGATATAAATAGAAAGTGTTTAAATCTACACAATGGTATTAATATAACTAATGCATTTTTAGATGCAGTAAGAGAGGATGAAGATTGGAGATTGATTGACCCTAAAACTAATGAAGCTGTAAAGGTTATTAATGCTAGAGATTTATGGTGGCAAATTATCCATGCAAGAGCAGAAACCGGAGAGCCTTACATGATAAACATAGATACTTGTAATGAAGCTTTACCAAAACAACAACAAGATTTAGGACTATCAATTAGACAAAGCAACTTATGTTCCGAAATAACTTTACCAACTAACGAAGAAAGAACTGCAGTATGTTGTTTGTCTTCAGTTAATTTAGAACACTTTGATAAGTGGTCAAAAGATTCACAATTCATAGATGATTTGATAACAATGCTTGATAATATAATAGAACATTATATTGAAAACGCAGTAGACACTACACAATTAGGAGGATATAGTGCAAACTTTAAAAGATTTACAAAATATATTAAGCAAGATAAAGAAGGGTATGCAAAATCAGCTTACTCGGCTTATAGAGAAAGGTCGTTGGGTCTGGGTGCAATGGGCTTCCATGCTTACCTTCAGTCTAGAGGCATTCCTTTTGAGGGAGTATTCGCTACAGGATTCAATTATAAAGCCTTTAAACACATTAAGACTAAAGCTACAGAGGCTACTAAAAGACTTGCTGAAATACGGGGGGAGTGTCCTGATTTACATGGTAATGACAGGCGTAATGCTAATCTTCTTGCTGTTGCTCCTAATGCTAGTAGTGGGATTATTTGTAGTGGTACTTCTCCCTCTATTGAGCCTTATCGTGCTAATGCATATACACACAAAACTTTGTCAGGTAGCTACCAAGTTAAAAACAAATTTCTTGAAAAGGTTTTAAAATCTAAAGGATTAAAAGGTAAAGAATTAGATAATCTATGGAAAGATATATCAGGTAATGATGGCTCTGTTCAACATTTAGATATACTTACAGATGAAGAAAAAGAAATATTTAAAACTGCTAATGAGATAAATCAAATATGGGTTATTGAACATGCTTATAAAAGACAAGAGTTTATTTGTCAAGCACAATCTGTAAATTTATTCTTTACTTTACCTAAAGCAACTGAAGACCAAACTATCCATGATGAATATATGCAGTATGTTAATGATGTTCATTGGTATGGTATGAATAAACTTAAATCACTCTACTATTTTAGGTCTAACGCAGCTAGAAATATAGAGAATGTAAACATTAAAGTTCCAAGAATCAAGTTAGATGATGTGGAATGTATAGCCTGTGAGGGATAATGAAAAAATATATACATGTTAATCAACATAAAATTAGAGCCAATAAAAAGAATGGAACTAATGAACCCGTTATAACTATAAAAGAAGGCAGAACTAATACTTACTGTCATGAAGTAAAAGTATTAGGAGAATGTATAATTAAATATGGTGGTAATGATAAGCCTATCTTACCATGTGGTGCAAGAGTTGTAATTGAAACTGTTGCTGATTATGAAATAATAAAACCAGATAATTATGTGGAGGCAAAATTATGATAAAACAAAAAATGTATAATGCTTTAAGATTAAAATATGAAGCAGAAAGAACAGAAGCAGAAACTAATTTAATAAATTATTTTAATAATAATGTAGGTGTTGCTGAACATCCTAATATTATTGAATCAATGGATTTATTAATTGATAAGTTAGCAACTGCAGAAGATAAATTAAGAACACTAAAGGAGTATTTTGATGAGCTTACTGGGTAATAGAGATTATTATAAACCATTTGAATATCCATGGATGTTTGATTACTATGTATTACAAAATCAAATGCATTGGATGCCGGAGTCTGTACCATTACATACAGATGTAAAAG